AGCCCCTCAAGAAATGCTTTTTATCCGTCTAGCATGAAATCTGAATACATGCGTGCCGGCACCTGGCCAGATGATGCGGTAGTTGCTACAGAAGAAGAGTGGCGCGAATACGGTGCAAAGCGCCCGCCTTCTGGAATGCAGCGCGGTCCCGATGATCATGGCCGTCCTGGATGGGTGGCCATACCTGACATACCTCTCGACCAGCTCGCCAAGCAAAAGCTCTCCGAAATCAACGCCGCTGCCAACAAGGCGCTGGCTGACATTCGCCGCGACTATCCTCAGTTTGAGATCGACACCTGGGGTGATCAAGAGCGCGAGGCACGCGCTTGGGCAGCCGACAACAGCGTGGAAACACCGACGCTCTCCGGCATCGCCGCCGAGCGTGGTGTCACCGTCGCCGAGCTGGCCCCAAAGGTGATCACTAAGGCCAACATCTATCGCCCCATGGCCACCGCGGTGATCGGCAAGCGTCAGCGCCTCGAGGACGTTATCAAGGCCGCCCAAGAGGCCGAGGATCGCGACGCCATTGAAGCTATAAGTTGGTAACCACGGCATTCGCCATGGACTTCCGAACTCAAAAACAACTTTAATGTAACAGCTTTAACAAACTACTCTCTGCCACCTTTCGGCCCATGAAATGGGCACCTTCGAGCGATAGATGGTGCCCATCTAAATATAGCAGCCGGCCCTTTTCATCAATGACATCGCACCGTTGCCTCGCCACGTTGCAGGACAAAGGCAGCTTATCGAAATACTCAACCCCATTCCTTTCAGCGGCTCGCTGCACCTCCTCATTGAGGTCGTCGATATCGGTTTGTCTGCTTTCCCATAGCTTCACATCCGCTCCAGAGAGCCGACCGAAATCGGCTATTAAGTCTGGTACTGGCCGGAATTGTGCAGCTCTTCCCATGATGACCAGTTCTGCGTCAGTAACATCTCTTAGGCTGGCAATGAACTGATCAATATACTGCAGCGCAGAAGACTGCCACTGAGTCGAATATAAAATGACGTCAGCCGACTGAACGCGGTTGTCGTCAAAAAAATTATCTACCATATTCTCGCACCGCCCTTCAGGCTGGCGTTCTTGCGGTTGCGGACTCTTGTTTATAGCGAACATGTATATACATGCCTCATCCATTGTTAGCATTCGAGGCTCAATGCTCTCTCTAATTTCCTCACTCAGGTAAAGGACATTAAAATAATCTTTGGCGTGGGAGTCACCAATCACCAGAACATTACTTTTCTCGGTGTCGTTGAAAGGTTGCTGCCCCGGGGATCCGGGGCCTCTCACATACTTCCATGTGTCTATGCGCTTCTCTTCAATGTTTGCAATGGCTTCACGTATTTTTTCCGGAACACGCCATTCAAAACCATTACTTGCGTAAATAACCGCCGAAGGAAAAGCCAGTAAAGCCGATGCAGCCAGGTAAGAAGAAAAAACTTTAAAATTATTTTTTCCAGCACCATCGGTGGCTCTTCTTCTAAATCTCACTTCCACCAGGCTGTAAAGCAGAAACCCAAAAAAGAAAGAAAATAAAATAACACCGATTTTTTCAACGATGCTTATATCACGAAGAACGTAATTGCTATAAAAAACATAGATTGGCCAATGAACCAAGTAAAGCGAATAGCTGATTATACCAATCTTAACTGCCAAAGGGTTTCTGAGCAGCTTCCCCGTAACACGAGCTTTCCCAGCGTAGATGCATAGTGCCGCTCCTATACATGGGATGAGTGCAGCTAGACCTGGAAATGGCGTTTGTAAATCATATGAAAGCATGGGCACTGCTATCATAACCATACCGATCAACAACAATATTTCTTTTGCTGCGTTGCCGAAGCGATTAGGCACCCAGGTAATAAAAGCACCGATGGCGAATTCATAGGCTCGTAATGGTGTTATATAGAATGCTCCGCTGGGGTCAGTTTCAAGATAGGCTATGGAGCATGCCAAGCTGAGAGCCCCAACAGCAAACATTAAAACCAATTTTCCGCGTGGAACGAACTTCACCAAAACTAATAAAAGCAGTGGCCAAAAAAGGTAGAACTGCTCTTCCACACTCAGCGACCAAGTATGTAGTAGCGGCTTGAGGTCAGACTCGGCATCAAAGTATCCGCTCTGGCTCCAAAACAAAAAATTACTAAATGAAAAGACAGCTGAGATACTGGACATCCCTAGTCTTTCATAGTACTGAGGCGTAAATAGCAAGAACCCTAATATCAAGCAAGCCAGCACAGTCGCAACGAGTGCTGGAAAAAGGCGCCGTATACGACGCGCATAGAAATCAAGAAAAGAAAATGATCCAGTGACTTCTATTTCTCGACGAATAATATGTGTTATCAGATACCCACTAATTACAAAAAAAACATCTACGCCGACATATCCACCTGGGAACATAGAGAAACCGGCATGGAACATCAGAACGCCCATGACAGCAACTGCCCGTAACCCATCAATATCCGAACGGTAACCTAGCTTATCCACTCTGAACTCCCAGCACCACTTCGCAATCTCGGCGATATGATGCCATAACTGCACTTGCCATGCTTGGGTAGTAGCGATTGACCCGGCCATGACCCATGACCTACTGCGGCGAACGCAACGTCACGCCTCAGCAGATGATCGACCTGAAAGACGCCGCTCTGGCATACATCAAAAAGGTCTACGCCCATAGCTGGGCGCGCAAGGACGCGATCAAGGTGAACACTTGAAGACGAGTCGCTGACCGATGAGGAAAAGCGGGCAGCCCTCAAGGCCGTCACTTGGTAAAGAGCATCTACTTGGCGCAAGGATGCGCCAAGCCGATTTCCATCTCGAGTTTTCGCTGTTTGCCTAAACTCATAAAATTTTTCGATGCATTACCCCACTACCCGACGCAGTGGTTTTATTGAACGCATTGCGATAACAATTAAAAAAGATAAAGTCAAAGTGCATATCACCGATAACAGTATCGCCCAAGGCGTTGACCCCAGAGAGACAGAAGAAATTTCCATGCCAAAAAAACCATAATCCAAAAGAGAAATTACTAAAGGATGGACACCATACAAACCTAAAGCATTAATACTAATGGTTGATACAACCCTTCTCAGAAAACGACTATTCAACTCCAAGCCCTTTATTGACAAAAAAGCAAAAAATGACATCAAAACAACATTCAAGGAGGTGTACTTATAATATCTGGCGATATATCTTCCAGCCTCTTGAGATATTTGAAAAGTCATAGCCGCCGTATACACAACCGCTAGAGAAAACATTGTCACCAATAACAGCCGCCACCACTTCCACGTAGTGAGCTCCTCATAAACAACACCAAGCTTTCCGATGGAGCTGAATGCACCACTCGTACCAAGCAAATATCCAGCTATCATATAGCCCGCATGAGTAGTAATAGAATTAAAAGGAAGATAAACCTCTAAGCCAAAAAACCCTTTAGCCAAATATGCGATCCAAAAAACGATATAGTAAAAAGAAAGACCACTCTTAACTATAGCCCTCATAAAAGGCAACAAAAGATATAGGAAGAACATCTCATAGAGAAACCATAAATGATAATAAGCAGGCTTAGTAAGAAGAGACATATAATCATAGTTTTCAAAATACCGAAGACTTCCATCCTTTGCGGCACCAAGCACCACATAAACGGAGGACCAGAAAATCAAAGGCAAAAGCACTCTCTTTGCTGACCTATAAAAGCTTTCCTTTACGGAGATATCTCGGCCAAGAAGAAAATATCCAGATATCATAAAAAATAAAGGCACTGATATTCTTGCGGCAGAGTCAAAAACATCTGCGTAAACCCAGCTTCCAATCGGCGTGCCTGTTACATCCACCACTACCGGAGCGCTCACATGTATTACAATGACAAGCAAAATTGCAAAAGCTCTCATTGCATCAGGCCAGAACTGACGACTATCACCTTGCATAAAAAAACCTTTTACGGAGACCCATTTTGAGAAATTATTGCACTTTTTCATATGAACTGACAAAAACCACATCCGCGACAACTCTTGGGAGGAAAAAGACTGGGTAGGGTTGACAAAATTCGTAAACACCCACGATACAAAATCGCTCTTTTAGCAACGCCCCAGAATCCGAGCTAACCCTGAGCGCTTTTCTTTGCCCGCCCGTTGTAGAACCCGCCAACCACAACGCCCACTGCTAGAGCCCCACGCCTGCGCGCGCAAGCATGGCACCACGTCATGCATCGACAGATCAGCTGAGTCATCAGCTACCCGATCCCCCTGCGCAGGAGCTCCCCATGCCCCAGGATTACCACCACGGCATTCGTGTCCACGAGAAATCGGATGGCACGCGGCCGATCCGCACCGTCAGCACCGCCGTTATCGGCTTGATCGGCACCGCGCCGGCGGCCGCTGCCGGCGTGGCTGCCTCGCTCGCCATCGAGTTCGCCGCTGCCAATAGCGGCGTGAGCTACACCGCCACCAGTGCCGGCACCGACGGCAATGCCGTACGCGTACGCTACGTCGATCCCGGTACCAACTCCGCCACCCTGGCGGTCACGGTCAGCGGCAAGGACATCACTGTTAGCCTCGCGACCGACGCCGAGGGCGCGATCACCAGCACTGCCGCCGAGCTGGCCACCGCCGTGAATGGCGAAGCCGATGCCAGCGCCCTGACCACCGCCGCCGAGGCGGGCACCGGTGCAGGCTTGGTCGGCGCGGCTGGCTATCAGAACCTGACCGGCGGGAAAGACGAGCCCTTCCCGATCGATACCCCGGTGCTGGTCACCGATCTCTATGCCGCCATGGCCAACGCCGGCGAGGAAGGCACACTGGCCCGCTCACTGGATGCCATCGCCGATCAGACCAAGGCCATGGTCGTGATCGTGCGCGTCGCCGAGGGCATGGACGATGACGAGACCAAGGCCAACGTCATCGGCGGCGTCGATGGCCTGACCGGCAAGAAAACCGGCCTCCAGGCCCTGCTGGCCGCCGAGCAGCGCTTCGGCGTCAAGCCGCGCATTCTCGGCGTGCCGGAGCTCGACGATGCAGACGTGACCGCCGAGCTGATCGGTATCGCCCAGAAGCTGCGCGCCTTCGTCTATGCCTCCGCCGGCGACAGTGCGACGAAGGAAGAGGCGGCGATGTACCGCGAGAACTTCGGCGCCCGCGAGGTAATGGTGATCTGGCCGGACTTCACCGGCTTCGACACCGCCACCCAGTCCACCCGCACGCATTCCGCCGTTGCTCGAGCACTGGGCCTGCGCGCCAAGCTGGATAACGACATCGGCTGGCACAAGACGCTCAGCAACATTCCCGTCAACGGCGTCACCGGCATCAGCAAGGACGTGTTCTGGGATCTGCAGGACCCGGCCACCGATGCCGGCTACCTCAACAGCCACGAGGTCACCACGCTGATCAACCGCGGCGGCTTCCGCTTCTGGGGCTCGCGCACCTGCTCGATCGACCCGCTGTTCGCCTTCGAGAACTACACCCGCACCGCCCAGGTGATCGCCGACACCATGGCCGAGGCGCACCTGTGGGCCGTCGACAAGCCCATGCACCCCTCGCTGGTGAAAGACATCGTCGAGGGCATCAACGCAAAGTTCCGCGAGCTGACCCGTCAGGGCTACCTGCTCGGCGGCGTCGCCTGGTTCGATGCCGAGCTCAACACCCCCGAAGTGCTCAAGGCCGGCAAGTTGTACATCGACTACGACTACACCCCGGTACCGCCGCTCGAGAACCTGATGCTTCAGCAGCGCATCACCGATCGCTACCTGGTCGACTTCGCCGACCGCGTCGCCGCCGCATAACTAGGAGAGAGACATGGCACTTCCCAAGACCCTCAAGGCCTTCAACCTGTTCGGTGACGGTAATGACTGGATGGGCGAGGTCGAGAGCCTGACCCTGCCCGAGCTAAGCAGAAAGATGGAGGAGTACCGCGGCGCGGGCATGCTTGGCCCCGTCGAGATCGACATGGGCGGCCAACTGCTCGTCTTTGAGTGGACCGTTGCCGGCTATATCCGCGAGATCTTCACCGACTTCGGGGGCTCCATCCACGACGCTCGTTTGCTGCGCTTCACCGGCAGCTACGAGAGCGATGAGACCGGCGAGGTCCAGGCTATAGAGGTCGTGATGCGCGGGCGGCATAAGACCATTGGGATGGACGAGATGTCTGCAGGCGAATTCAGCAAGATCAGCGTCACCACCACCTGCACCTATTACAAGCTGACGATCAACGGCGAAGAAGTCATCGAGATTGATCAGCCGGGCATGGTGTACCGCGTCTTCGGCAAGGACATGTACGCCGAACGCCGCAAGGCCCTCGGCCTGTAATCCATTTCCATTGACCACCCGCGGGCCCTACCCGGCCCGCTGACCATCACCGCATTCGTATCAGGAGCACTACCCCATGACCGAGCAAGTCACCGAAAACGCCGTCGCCGAGCTGCCCAAACAACAGACCGAAACCGTCGAGCTCGATAGCCCCATCACCCGCGGCAAACAGACCGTAACCGAGATCCATGTGCGCAAGCCCAAGAGCGGCGCCCTGCGCGGCGTCAGCCTGACCGACGTGCTGCAGATGGACGTCACCGCGCTGGGCAAGGTGCTACCGCGCATCACCGAGCCCGCGCTGACTGATGGTGAAATCCGCGACATGGACCCCGCCGACCTGGTGCAGCTCGGCGGCGTGGTGGCCGGTTTTTTGCTGCCGAAGAAGGCCCGCGAGGCGAGCGAGTAAGCCTGCCCGAGCACGTCGACGAGGCCATGGCCGATTTGGCCATGGTCTTCCACTGGGGGCCGGATGAGATGGCCACCATGCCCCTGGCCGAACTGATGGAGTGGCGAGAACGCGCCCGGGTTCGTCACCAGACAAGCCAGAACTCTCCCCGCACGCGATAAGGAACGCCGATGGCCCGCGATCTGAAAATGCAGGTGATCCTGGACGCCGTGGACCGGGTCACTCGGCCCCTCAAGAAGATCTCCCAAGGCAGCGGCAAGACCGCCGAGGCCCTGCGCGCGAGCCGCGATCAGCTCAGGCACCTGGAGCGCGCCCAGAAGGATCTGCGCGGCTTCCGCGAACTCAAGCGACAGTCTGAAGGCAGCGCCCGCGCCCTCGAGGACCAACAGCGCGAAGTGCGCGACCTGACCCGCTCCATCAAGAACGCCGAAGGCCCTACCCGCCAGCTCAACCGCCAGCGCGATGCCGCGATTCGCAAGGCCCGCGCCCTCAAGGAGCAATACCAGGGCGAGCAACGCAAGCTTCAGGAGCTGCGCGGCACCATGACCCGCGTCGATGGCGTCACCGGCAAGTACGGCGATCAGCAGCGCGAGCTGACCCGACGCATCCGCGAGGCCAACGGCCAGCTGGAACGCCAACAGCAGCAACTGCGCGAAACCGCCCGACGACAGAAGGCCGCCACCCAGGCCGCCAACCGCTACCATCGCGCCACCGCCCGCGCCGGACGCATGGCCGGTGCCGGATCGGCCGGCCTGGCCACCGGTGGCGCCGCCCTCTACGGTGGCGCGCGCATGCTAGCCCCCGGCGTCGAATACGGTAAGCAGATGAGCGCCGTCCAGGCTGTGACACGCCTCGAGAAGGACGATCCGCGCTTTAAGATGCTGCAGGACCAAGCCCGGGACCTCGGTTCAAGCACTGCGTTCAGCGCCAACCAGGTCGGGGCCGGCCAGGAATTCCTCGCCCGGGCCAACTTCAGCCCCGAGGCGATCAAGTCATCCATGCGCGATGTGCTGGATCTCGCGATGGCCAACCGCACCGAGCTAGGTCGCGCCGCCGACATCAGCTCGAACATCAGCAGCGCCTTCAAGATCGATCCCGAGATCGAGGGCAACATGCGCAAGGTCGGCGATGTGCTGACCGCCACCACCACCCGGGCCAATGTCGACCTAGAGATGCTCGGCGAAACCATGAAATATCTCGGTGCCGGCTCAGGCCTCGGGCTGACGATGGAACAAGCCGCATCCATGGCCGGCCTGCTCGGCAATATCGGCGTTCAGGGCAGCCAGGCGGGTACCACCCTGCGGGCCATGATGACCCGCCTGGCCGCACCCACCGGCAAGGCCAAGGACGCCATCAGCGCACTCAATCTTGAAGTGACCAACAGCGAAGGCGACCTGCGCCAGATCCCCGAGATCCTCTCGGATATCGCCAAGGCGACCGACAGCATGGGCAACGCCCAGCGGGCCGGCTACCTAAAGGCGATCTTCGGTGAAGAAGCGGGTTCCGGCATGGCCGAGCTGATCGCCCAGCAGGGGCAGGCCGGCGTTGATAAGTTCGTCGCCATCCTCGGCAATGCCGCCGGCGAGAATGCCCGGGTCGCCAAGACCATGGCCGACAACATCAGCGGTGACCTCAAAGGGCTGAACAGCGCCTGGGAAGAGGTCGGCATCACCATCACCGACACCAACGATGGCCCGCTGCGCGACCTGATCCAGAACGTCACCGATATCACCCGCGCCGTCGGCGACTGGATGAAGGCCAACCCTGAGCTCACCGCCCAGCTCACCACCGCCGCCGCCGGGGTAGCAGGCTTGGTCACCGTAGGTGGCGGCCTGACCCTGATGCTCGCCTCGATCCTCGGGCCCATCGCGCTGGCCCGATACGGCATGGCTATGTTCGGCATCAAGGGCGGCGGGCTGATCCGCGTGCTCGGTAGCATTGCCAAGAACGCCATTCCCACGGTCATCGGCGCACTGCGCATGCTGGGGGCTGCCGCCATGGCCAACCCGATAATCGCCATCATCGCCGCTATCGCCGCCGGCGCGCTGTTCATCTGGCAGAACTGGGACTGGCTCGGGCCGAAGTTCCAAGCACTATGGGAGAACATGAAGGAATGGCCCGGTAAAGCCTGGCAGGAAATCACTGGTGCGTTTGATGAAGGCATCGGCGGCGTCACCCGGCTACTGGCCAACTGGTCACCCATCGGCATCATATGGCGCGGCATAACCGAGGGCCTGACCGCCATGGGCGTGGAGATCCCCGAGAAGTTCATAGGGCTGGGTAACGCCATCGTCGATGGCCTGATGGCCGGCATCGATGCCAAGTTCCAGGCGCTCAAGGACAAGGTCTCCAGCCTCACCGATGGCGTCAGCGGCTGGTTCAAGGATGCGCTCGGCATCAATTCTCCGTCGCGGGTGTTCGCCGGCTACGGCCGCAACACCCTGGAGGGCTACCAGCAAGGGCTGGAGCAACGCGAGCCACATACCCTGCGCCAGGTCGGCCAGTTCTCCCAGCGCCTCAAGCGCGCCGGCGCCGGGCTGGCCATCGGTGCGGCCAGCCTGCCCGCCGTCGCCGACGTGCCGATCGACACCCGCGCCCCGTTGCAGGGCGGAAGCGGTGGGGACGTGCACATCACCACCGGCGACATCCACGTCCACGCCTCACCGGGCATGGACGAACAGGCCCTGGCCCGCTACGTCCGCAACGAGGTGCAGCGAGCCCTTGCCGAGGCCAGCCGCGACGCCGGCGCCCGTCTAAGGAGCGCTATGTGGGATCTTGATTAGTGTCTTTGGGCCATGCTGCTTGCTCGACTGCCTGAAAAATGGCCCAGACCAAATTGATGGAAATTCCAATCATCGAGGAAAACAGCAGAGTAACCGGGCCGAAAATCGCAGCTTGTCCCGGCTCATCACCCCCAGGAATATCAATATCGGCGGGAATCAACGCTATAAGCTGGGACGAAACAGCCATAAACACAGAAAAGATAGCAGCCAGTGCGATCGGAAAATTCATGGTCTTTGTGATTTTCAAATATCCGATCATCAATACAGCCATACCTACATATGCAGAAGGATCAAGCTCCTTAATTTGAGTCATGAACTCAACATCTGTCGGAGAATAGTAAAAGCTCACATAAATCGCAGCGACCTGAAGAAGGACTATGCAAACCAGAACTTGAATTAAAAATATCAGGAAGAGCTTTATTGCTGGAGATTCATCAACCGCCTTATCACGCCTTCTTTTCCTTTTCAGAAACTGCAGGAGCCCCTTCATGATGATGTCCTTTGGCATGTTCGTCTTTGGCCTTTCTACGACCGCCTACCAAGATCTGCAACGCCAAACCAGTTGGCGGCATCAGTCCCAGGGCCGTATCGGACGTCGGCCCACGCGACAGTTCCTTGGCCCAGGGGAAGACACTATCACCCTCACCGGCACCCTGCTGCCCCAGTTCACCGGTGGCCAGCAGCATCTGGACCAGCTGCGCGAGATGGCCAACCAGGGCGCCGCCTGGCCGCTGATCGAAGGTAGTGGCCTTTATTACGGCCTGTTCGTGATCGAGCGCCTCAACGAGCGGAAATCCTCGTTCATGCGCGACGGCGCCGCCCAGCAGATCGAGTTCGATCTCACACTGCAGCGTATCGACGAGGACAACCCTGAGCAGCTCGCCAGCGGCCTGGCATTGCGCGCACTCACAAGCGCCGCCGGTGGCCTGGTATGAGCCTGTTCACTCAGCAGCAAGGCCGCCCAGCACGCACGCCGGACTATCGGCTTAGCCTCTCCGGCCAGATCATCAGCCCCCAGCTGGGCGCGCGTCTGCAGCGCCTGCGCCTGCGCCTGACCGATCGGCGCGGCCTCGAGGCCGACCAGCTCGACATCACCCTCGAGGACCACGACGGCCGCCTCGCCCTGCCGCCGCGCGGCGCCGAGATCCAGCTGGAAATTGGCTGGAAGGGCCAGGCGCTGGTTGATCGCGGTACCTACATCGTCGATGAGGTCGAGCACTCCGGCGCCCCGGACGTGCTAACGATTCGCGCCAGATCGGCAGACATGCGCCAGGGCCTGCCCGGCAAGCGCTCGCAGAGCTGGGACGACATCGTGCTGCGCGACATCATCGCCACCATCGCCGCTCGCCACGACCTCGAGCCCAAGACCGGCATGGCGCTGGCCGGTATTCGCATCGAGCACATCGACCAGACCGACGAATCGGACCTTCACTTTCTGACCCGACTGGGCGAGCGTTATGACGCCGTGGCCACCATCAAGGCCGGCAACCTGCTATTCATCCCCGCCGGCCAGGCCACCACCGCCAGCGGCATCGAGATCCCACCCATTCCGCTACGCCGCCAGGTCGGCGACCGCCACCGCTACAGCGTCACCGACCGCGACGCCTATAGCGGCGTGCTCGCCTACTGGAACGACACCGCCGGCGCCGAGCGCCGCGAAGTCATCGTCGGCGAGGCCGACAACACCAAGGCCCTGCGGCCCACCTACGCAAGTGAAGATGACGCCCTCGCCGCCGCCAACAGCGAATGGCAGCGGCTGCAGCGTGGCGGCGCCGAGTTCAGCCTGGATCTCGCCGAGGGCCGGCCCGAGCTTTACCCCGAAACCCCGGTGACCCTTATCGGTTGGAAACAGCCCATCGACGCCACGCCGTGGTTGATCACCGAGGTGACCCACGACATCAACGATGCGGCCTATACCGGCGGGCTGGCGATGGAAGTACGTTCAGAATGATTCAGTCATCAACACACCACATCGACGCTGCCTTCTCTTTCTCAAGTTGCCGATATTCTTGATGAGCAATCAAGGTATCAACCCTTTTCCTTAACCAGTTCTGCCAGCCTGGTAGGCCCCGTTGTAACAGCTCTCTCGGCCAGAAATCTGTTAGTGGCACCGCCGAGAAATAGGGATCTATCAGCTCCGGATACGTAGCCAATACCTTGTGAGTACAGTTCTGTTTCGCAATCCACTTGTAGACAAAGCTGGCATGCTTGAGAGAGATGCGCCGAACGCTAGGATCAGACATGGATTCTTGAGCAAGATCTTCGAGATGGTCGCTAACAATCTGACACAGCACTTTGGTTCGCTGTAGCTCACGTTTAACGCCAGATGTCCCCATCCGTCGCATGTGCAAATTCGCAATTCGCGTCCATAGCAGCATCTCCGGTACCACGACACGCAAACACACGGTCTGTCCCTGGCCGACTGAAATCTCGATCATTTCGGACCATGCAATGAGCTGACGTGCGGTGGCACCGTAAACATCTCCCATGACATCGACGATCAAATGCGTGCCATCTGGGCTCCACCCCGGTCGATCGAGATCAATCACAGCGATATTTGGGGTGTGATCGTCCATGCCAGCGAAGCGGGGCTCTCCTCCCCAAGCCCTAGCCAAGAGACGCACGTTTTCCTGTGTTTCAGAGACAATATCTAGGTCGGATGACGTCAGGGCAGCTAGTTCATCATCATTCAATCGACCCTCGAGGAAGTAGCTGCTCCAAAACGAAATCGCCTGGCCCCCAATGAGGACCAGGCGTTCTTGAGCTTCTCGAGGTAACTCGGAGAAGAGACGAATGAGCGGATCAGTATCAAAAGGCTCTGGCATTAACTACAGATCACGCTCAATCTCAGGAACACTGGTGGGCACGGCGAACAACGCGAGCACGCTGGCGGACGCCGGCGAAATGGGATGCACGCTCAACAGCAGCACGGGAGGCCTGCATCTCTTCGTATTCTTTGGCACGGTTCTGCTCTTTTTCTCGCTGACGAAGGCCAAAGAAACCTTGCTGAACAGGATTGAGAATAGAAACCATGGTTTTCTCCAAAAAAATCAAACACTTAGACCAAGGCTAGAGGAGCATGGCCAAGTGGGTTAGGTTGCTTCGCAACCTAACCCACTTGGCCATGCTAAGTCAAACATTTTGCTACGTTTCTCGATATTACGCGATCAGATGCAATTCATCAACGAAGCTCTGTGCCTGAAGGCACATTAATAGGTGTAGTAGGAAAATGCACCTCATACCATATACCGCCTCGCCTGCCTCACCACCACGCCCCGCAGCTGGGCCTGCCGGGCCCAGATCGACTCCCGCGGCCCGGCGGTGGGGATCAGGCGCAGCCGCCCACCGACGCGCAGGCTGCTGAACAGCCGCTGCTCGCCTTCTACCTCCACGATCACCAGGTCGTCGTGCTGGGCGGGCTTCTGCTCGTCTACCACCAGGAGATCGCCTTCGATCAGCGATCCGGCGACGCCGGCCTCTGCGCTCACCTCCACCAGGAAGCAGCTCAGGCCGAAGCGCGTCAGGTCATAGCCGTCCAGCGCCGGATGCTCGATGCCCATGCATACCGGGCCCAGGTAGTTCACTCGCATGTCATTCCCGCCCTTTTCATTGCTCCCTCGGCCGCGCCGTGACGGGCTTCGGCCACCCTTCCTGGTGTGGGGCGGCATATTAGTGTTTGCCTAAGCCGGCACCCATGTCGAATACTGTATAAACAAACAGTCTTTGACAAGAGGCACCGTCATGCGAGCTTCCGAGATCTTCCAGGCGCACCCGACGCCGCCTGCCCAGGGGCTGCCCCACCCGCAGACCACCATCCGCGCGGGCATTTCCGGGTTCCCCTCCCCAGCCGAGGACTACGTGGGCCGCACGCTGGATCTCAACGAGCGGCTGGTGAAGCGCCCTTATGCGACCTTCTTCATGACCGTGACCGGCGACAGCATGGAAGGCTTTGGCATCCAGGATGGCGATATTCTGGTGATTGATCGTTCGGTGAATGCCAGGCCCGGCCATATCCTGGTGGCGCTGGTAGAGGGCGAGATAATCGTCAAACGCTACGAGATGCTCGGCAAGCGGCCCTACCTGTGCTCGGGCAACGACCGCTATCCGCCGATTCCACTCACCGACCTGGATTGCCAGGTGTGGGGCGTGGTGCGCTCGGTGGTTCACGAGTTTCCCGTGTGAGGCCCCGATCAACGTCCTCCACATCAGCACTATGGCCTGAGCACCGAGGGCCCAGAGCAGCAAAGCGATTGTGGTAGTTCTCCTACATCGCGATTGGCTTACCCACGCCTACAGTGCATTTAGAGGCAAGGAGGCCAGAGCCATGGAAGAGATCGATATGTACCCGGAGCCAGCCGGCGGCTGGATCATGATGTGCCCTTGCGGCGCCACAGAGATTCACGGCAGGCATACAACACGCTGGAAGGCATTCAAGCTGCGCTGGCTGACCGAGAGCCGGTACCAGATGACCTGCCTGGAGTGCGGGCGTGCTACCGAGCGGGTAGCACAGAACCTCGAGGCAGGGACATAGAGCGCTGATAACAAAACGCCCCGGCCAGTGGCCAGGGCGCTTGGGAAGAGGTTCAGCAGCGCTCAGCCGCCCGCGAAGCGGATGATAGCGAACACCAAGGCCGCGACAGCCACGATGGTACCGACATTCCATTTGATGATGTTGGTCTCGGCCTTGGCCAGAGCTTCCTTGGTTGCCATGGTCTCTTTCACGACCGCGACTTCCTGCTCCAAGTGTCTCAAGTGCTGCTCCATATCCGCTGGCCCCGCCGCTAAGATTCGGTATACCACAGACGTTGATAGCCTCTTACGCTACCCGGCAGGCAACGGCTCAATCAAGCTGGCGTCGTCATTCCCTGGCCGATTCACGCGGGCGCTCACAGGCCAGTGAGTGAACGTCTCGGCGGGTAGGTGGTGCACGACTTGGCGGATGGTTTCTCGATCAGTCAGGTGGGGATCGAGCCAGGGCTCCAGGCTCTCGGCATTCAGAGCCAGCGGCATGCGGTCGTGGATCTCCTTGGCCACGCCGCGTGCTGGCTCGGTGAGGATCGCGCAGCCGGGCTTGCCGTCCGGCCGTTCGCTCCAGATGCCGGCCAGCCAGATCGGCTCCCGATCCGCCCGGCACAGGAAATGCGGCTGCTTCTTGCCATCCACCGGCAACCACTCGAACCAGCCATCCGCCGGCACCAGGCACCGGTGATGGGCGAAAGCCCCGCGGAAGTAATTGGAGGTGGCTACCTTTTCGACGGTGGCGTTGATGGGCTCGGGCGCCTTCTCATTCGCCCAGTGCGGGCGATAGCCCCACCAAACCTCGTCCATCACCAGCGGCGCGTCATCGCTGGGATGACGCACCGAGGTGATCAAGGTACCCGGCGCCACATTGTAGCGTGGCGTCAGCTCCCGAGGCTCGAGCGGCAAGCGCAGGGCCTGGGCCTCGGATAGGGGCTAGAGAAAGCGAAACGGCCACACATAGGGAATTGCCATCGACGTCACTGGCAGCACCATAGCGGTCCTTCAGATTCAGGATCGTAACAAACAGTCACCTTGAACCTTGACAAGCGACATGGTTTCTAATAAAAATAATATTAGAAACACAACGTAGGAGAATAAACTAATGGCAAGGCCTATGAACAAAGTCCCGTCCGTGCGGACTCATGATGTAACTGAGCAACTTGGCGAGTTGACACAGAAGCTCGCAGATAACCCCAATGTTACTGAATTTAGTATTCAAGTTAACAAGAAAACTGGGATTATATCCAGAAACATGCAACATGTTGATGGCCGTGTACAACATGATGAGTGGGTTACCAAAGGGCTAAGCCAATCGAGCAGATTCGATCCGAGAGAGATAACAATAGACGATCGTAATGAAGCAGTATTAGCCCTTCTAAATCAAGGACTAACACAAGTTGAAGTCGCAAAAAGAGTCGGAATTTCCCAATCCCGTGTCGCTCAAATAAAAAAACAAATGATGGAATAACTTTCTTACATCAGACTTAAGGAGGAAAGTTAATCGGCATTTCGGTCATGCCTACGCTGGGATGATGCACGATTGTGATCCGGATCATTGTAACGCGGGTCAGCTCCCGAGGCTACACAGAAGGTGCAGGGCTAGACAGAGCCAGGGGTAGGCTATAGAGCGCGAAGCGGCCGCACATAATCTTTCACCCAAGTTATTAGTAATAACTCTTCGACCTAAGGCTAAAAAATTCAAGGTGATAAATCACGGTCAAAGTGGTTTAAAGAGGTTGCTTCCGCCCGAGGCTCTGCTTCCTTCAATCCACTTTTGACTCAATCTCACAACTTCTCTGACAGGCTCTTTGCCATCATGCTTATCCACGACAAAGTGATAGAAATCAGAATTCTCATTAAAGCAGTATACTTCAATACCATCTTCAATTGAGCACTCAAGAGCACCGCGCTCAACAAGAAACTCACCTGCCATATGAACCTCGAGCGGCATCCGGCTTCCAGACTCTTCTACACCAAACCCAATATCCTCATCAAAAAACAAGCTCCAAAACAAGAAAAAGGAGCGTTCATGTTTTTTGAAGAAACCTTCTATATTTTCTTTTTCCCTTTCAAAACCAAACTGCTTCACTATCGGAAAAATATTTGCGCATATTTTATAAAGCCCACTACCGTTTCCTAAGTCTCTAACCCACACTACGAAACCATTTCGAGAGAGTGCTTGCAAATCTACTGAGCTGTATGGAAAACGGAGATAATCACGACCAACAAAACTAAGAAGAATTCTCTGCTGCCTCTCAGGCAGATGCGGCAACTGATCGCCAAATTCACGCAAACACTCATTCTGCTTATATTCCTCTCTCCTATTTTCACCTCTTTCTTTCAGAAGACCACCAACAACATCAATCAGCCACCCAGTAAAATGCACGATCAAAGCACTGCAGCACACAGCATGAAACAGTAAAATCATTACCAGCAAAAAAACCGGAAGACTATCTACCCCTTTACCAACACCAAAAAACCAAACCAACCAAAATATGGCCAGCCCCACAGCACCTATGAAAGATTTTTTTACGGATAAAACTGATTCAAGAACATTACTTAGCCATGTGAGATTCATAAAACTTTCCCAATCCGAATCTCACACCGCCCAAGGATCTTCACGTCCTTCATGTCTTCGGGCTTGATGAGCTCTTTCTCGTAACGCGGGTTGTCACTGATCAGCAACCAGGCGCCGCCGGCCACGCGCTGCACGCGCTTGATGCGTCGCTCGCCATGTACCAGCAGCAGAAACACGCCTTCCGGCTTGGGGTCGCGGCTGCTGCGATCCACCAGCACCCAGTCGCCATCGGCGAGAGTGCCGTCCATCGAATCGCCACGCACCTTGATGCCGACCACCTGGGCCGGGTCGAGCCCCTGAGCAGAGAGCTGCTCGGTGGGGAAGTACAGCGTGGACTCGACCTCTTCCTGCTCCAGCGAGCGACCATCGCCCGCGGCGGCCTCGATGTCGTACATGGCCACCGCAGACAAGCCTTCACTCCACGAGTGCTTACCCATGGTTGCCGGATGAGAACCACCGACTGAAGGGATCTGTGCTTCGCCTTGGCCAAAGGTGGTCGAACGCAGACCTGTCAGGACGTACTGAACGTCCAGGCCGATCCCCGCAAGCGCTGACAAGTACGCAGAATCTGGATTGCGAGCACCCTTCTCATAGTTGATCTGGGTGGTTTTGCCTACGCCACCCGCAGCAGCAAGCTCCGTCTGGCTCAGTTCCAGACGTAGCCTCTCCTCCCTAAGGCGCTCAGCGATGGTATTCAAATTTGAACCTCTACCATTGACAGGTTCACGTATGTGAACCATCATCGATTTGCAGTCTTTCACAGCACTTCACATCACTAGGGAGCCACTTCCATGGCTACACCTGCTGCAACCGGCAACGTCCAGGCGCTGCCCCACCGCGTTCCGTTTCGCGGCCTGTCGGTCGACCTGGCCCGCTGTACGCCGGCCATGCGCCGTTCGGTGGAACTCACCGAGGCCGAGCCGGCGGCCAACCCACTGGCGGATCTCGAAGTGCTCGAGGAGCGAATCGCTGCCAAGGCGGCGGCCAAGCTGGCCGGCGACCTGCTGCGCGACCAGCGCCCTAACGACGAGATCGAGGATGCGCTCTGCGAGCTGGCCGCGCACCTGGATGAGCACTTCACCCAGCGCAAGCTGATCCGCCTTTACGGCCGCTGAACCCAGCGGGCCCGGCCTTCTGGCGTTGTCTTTCACTCTATTAAGGAAGCCTAACTGATGAGCACTGCCGACACCATCGCTAACCCCACCATCAGCCGCGCACCGCGTGGCTGTAGCCGCCCGGTGATGACCCACCTTTCCGAGGAAGAGCGCGCTCGGCTGGAGTCGCTGGCCCAGCAGGAAATGCGCTCGCTCTCGGCCACCACTCGCATGCTGTTGTTGCGCGGCATCGAGCAGTACGACGCCGAGACCGAAGAGGCCGGGCGCCGCTGAGCCTGCTCCTGATTCGATCCGCTGCATAAGGAAATCCGCCATGTATCAGGACCCGAAACGCGTTCGCACCAAGTCCACCGTCTATCTGGATCAGTACGAGGCCGATGTGATCACCGCGCTGGCCAACTACCTGGGCGTGCCCAAGGCCGAAGTCATGCGCCAGATGATGATGAAGGAAGCCCGGGATGTGCTGGGCATCGACCCGACTTCCTTCGATGACAGTGTGGCCGCCAGAGCCGGCTGAAGACGCCTCTACATCCACCGTGCATCCGAGGTTCCACATGCCGGAACAAGCCATGGAGCTCGACCAGCAGATGAAGGCCGTACTGGAAAGCATCCGCCAGGAACAAGGGCTGGAAAGCCGCGAGCAGGCGGCCGAATGGCTGCTCAGACGCCGTATCCGCCGCGGTGCACAAGGTCTGACAGGGCGCGGTCGAGCGATCTACGAAGTGAAAGGAGAAAGTCGGTGAGGATCACTTGCCCCCACTGCGATGAGCGGGCCATGACTCGCACCAGCAAGCGCCCCTCGCCGGTGTTCTACGAGGTCTATGCCCAGTGCTGTAACCCGGCCTGCGGCTGGGGCGGCAAGTTGTTGGTCGAGTTTGCGACCACCACGTCGCCCAGCCGCCTGCCCAATCACAACATCAACATTCCGGTCGAACCGGACTCGCGCCGGGTGCTGCTCGAGCAGCTCGCCCCACACCGCTGAAAGGACGACGCCATGAACACGCTTTGCAATAACGTCACTCCGCTCCACGCGCCCCATCTGGACGCCCACAACATCGCCGCCGCCCAGTTGTTCCGCACCCGCTGGGAGAACCGCGAGAACGCCCTGCGCCAGTGCATCGAGCACCTGGTCACCGAGCAGGCAATGACGGAAGACGCCGCCGAGCTGACGGCCATCCAGGCCTATGCCGATCTGGAAGCCACCAATCAGACCTCACGCATCGACATTGATGCCAGCACCTCGCACGTCGTCATCCTGCGCGACGAGAGCGGCCGCCCGGTGGTGTTCACCGTCGCCGATCTGATGCACCTGCTGGGCAAGGCCCGCGCCGAGGGCCGCGCCAAGGTCATCGACCCAACCAGCGAGCGCCCGGTCGTGCTCGAGCACTGAGCCAGGGGCGAGCTGCCCCGCCATACCGTTACCACCTCGATACCGTCATCGCCGCCACGTCAGGGGGAGGGATAGCCATGTCCAACGCCGCCACACAACTCGCCACTACGCCACCACCGCAGGTGGTTCAGGACCGCGCCGGCTTCGGCGCCCTGCGTGCCGAACTGCATGCCCGCGTTGCCGATCAGGACCTCGCCGAGCTGTGGGCCGAGCTGGTTCCCGGCGAGCGCCGCACCCTGCTGGCCAGCGCCCAGCTGGATACCCGCGAGGTGCGCACCGGCATCGAGAGCATGCCCAAGCCGGACCGCGACGCCATTCGTGCCGCCATCCGCCGCATGAGCCAGTACGCCAACCGGCTGCGCGATCGCCTGGAGGGCGGCGGGCCCCACCAGAGTCAGGAACTGGCGGCACATGCCCGCCAGGCCCTGGAAGACGGCAACACCAGGGCGGCCATGCACTGGCTGGCCATCATCGAGCGGGGGGTGGCGTGATGCTGATTGTCCTGAACCGTACTCGCGAGACCTTGTGCTGCCTGCGCGCTGACGTGTGCACAGCGCGTGAGCGAGCCCACCGAGAAGAACAGCGCGCCAAGGAGGTGGTCGGGAATGCGCGTCGTGTCGCCGAAAGCAATGCCGCCTGGCATCACCGCATGGCCGACGAGCTGCAGCACGCCCACGACGCCATCGTCACCGCTAGCCAGGAATTTGGCCTGGACATGGTCCTTGGCGACACCTCACACGACGCCGACCAGGTGAATGCATGACCAGTGCCCTCGACCAATCCCGTCAGTTCGGCACCCGCGAATGCCACCAATGGCGCGACGAGCAGTTCTTCGCGCCGCTGCCAAGCCTCGCCGAGGATCTGGCCCGGGCCTTCATCACGACTGCGCGGCGCCACGGCAATGCTGCCGGCAACCGCTGGCTGGCCCGCAATGCGGCGGAGCTTGTAGAGCCCAGCAGGGTCTACCGGCGCTTTGCACCGATGGCCAAGGACTTGAAACGGGCAGTGATGCGTATCAGTAATGCCGAGCCAACGCTGATCGAAGGGCATCAGGCGGCCAGCCGCTGGCTCGAGGATGTCAGCGAACGCCTGATGGCCGGGCCCTGGAACACCACTCACGACGACGAGGCGCTGGTCAATTACGCCAAGGCACAGGCCAAGGCGGTGGAAGACGAGCGCAACCGTCTGGCCGGCGACATGAACCGCTACAACCGAGCGCTGCGCCTGGGGCTTTTCAGTGACGATGACGCCGCGCCGGTCGCAAGCCAGGGGCCGCTATCGAAGCGCGCCGGCCACTGGGCCACCGCTCGCGCTCAGGCCCGCAATGCGATGTCGCCGGCAGTGACAATCGCCTCCCCGCTTGCCGAGCTGACCTTTCAGCGCATGCGCCCGATGACCCTGCGCATCGCCGATGAGCTGGCCCTCAAGAAGGCCCGCGAAAAGGCGGCCAAACACGGTATCGAGCCGCCGAATCGCAACAGTGCATCCGCATTCCAGCTGGCTCGCCTGAGCAGTTCGCGGTGGTGGCGGCGCAAGCTGCGTCGGCTCTCCGGTCGTCGCATTGAGCAGGTGCAGCGCGAGGGGCACCGGGTTCATGCCCAGGCCGGCATCTACTGCAGCGAGATGACTCTCGAGCGCCGCCGAGAACAGAAGACCCGTAACCGGGCGCTGCTGGAAACCATCGAGGCCATCAACCAGGAAGGCCAACGCTACACCCTCGCCGAACTTTCGGAGCTGGGCCTGGCCAATGCCGACCATCGCCGGGCCGAGCTGATGCTGCGCATCCGCGATACCGAAGTGGAAGCGCGCCGCCTGGGGCACCAGGGCATGTTCTACACGCTCACCACGCCCAGCCGCTTCCACCCGGTGAAGTCCAAGAGCTGCCGCCGCAACCCGAAATACGATGGCGCCACCCCGCGCGATGCTCAGCAGCATCTGCAAGCGCTGTGGGCCAAGGCCCGCGCCAAGCTGGCCCGCGATGGCCACAGCGTTTACGGCATTCGCGTGGTCGAGCCGCACCACGACGGCACTCCGCACTGGCACCTGCTGGTATGGATGGAGCCCCACGCCGAGCCGCATGTCACCGAAGTGCTGCGCTCATACGCCGAAGAAGAGTCACCCGAGGAGCTCGCCGACCGGCGCGGCCGCAAGACCACGGCACGCTTCAAGCCGGTGAAGATTGACCCGACACGCGGAAGCGCGGCCGGCTACATCGCGAAATATATCTCCAAGAACATCAATGGCCAGCAGTTCATGGAGGCCGATCGCTACGACCACAGCATGGCCACCAGTGCCCCGCGCATTGAAGCCTGGGCGGCGGTGTGGGGCGTGAGGCAGTTCCAATTTGTCGGGCTGCCGAGCGTGACGGTATGGCGCGAGATCCGCCGCCTGACCGAAAAGCAGGAAGCGGAGCTTCGCCAATGGGAAGAGGCCACCCGGCCCCACCCCAAGGCGTCCGAGACCCTGCACCTGATCCGCCGGGCCGCCAATGCCGGCCAATGGGATCTCTTCCTGCGCCTGATGGGTGGCCCCAACACCCCGCGCAAGGAACAGCCCATCAAGCCGTGGATCGTCCAGCGCGTCGACACCAGCCGCGACGACACCAGCCACGCCACCGGCGAAGTGCAGCCCGAGGGCTGGGCCGAGGTGAAGGGCCGCTATGGCGAGCCGGTCAGCGCTACTTGGGGGCTTGTCGTCAACGACGGTCGTGGTGGTGCTGAGGAATACCTCACCCGTGTGTATCGCTGGACGATTCAGCCGATCCAGCGCTCACAGGCGGAGGGCAGCCCCGGAGGCCGCGAAGCGGGCGACGCTTGGACTTGTGTCACTAACTGTACGGGGGTCGATTCGACCCCCAGAAATCCGCCGCCGGCGGAGCTGGCGGAACAGATGAAGCGCTTCCAGGCCTGGCGCTCGAGTGAAGAGGTCCGCGCCGAGCAGGAAGCCGCCGAGATCGAGGGCCAAAGCGCCCGCGCCACGATCGGCCGAATGATCCAGCACGACGCCAGCGCCCGCGAGATCCTCGCCGCGCGCGGCATTCACATCGCACCGCCCAGCACCGAACCGGAAGAGTTCTTCCCGGATGAGCTGTGCTGATCTATCACGACCTTACAACGCTTAAAGGAAGATACATGGCCGACAACGCCGACATTGCCACCGAGATCATGGAGCGCCGTCAGAGCGCTGCGCTGGCTAGCCGACCGGCTCTTCAAGACATGGCTACCAGCCCCGAGTGCGAGGACTGCGGCTGGGAAATACCTGCTGCACGACGTCGGGCAGCGCCCTGGGCCAATACCTGCATCGAGTGCCAGGGGATGAGGGAGCGAAGGGGGCGTCATGTCCGATAAGCCAACCAAAGGCGGGCCAGTGGCTCGCCAGGCCGCCATGCTCTGCCAGGATCGGACGTTCCGGCTCTACCTGGATCGGCGCCGGCGGCACAAGTTCGGGCTGCCCGAAGGAGATCTCCCCGACGGTACCCACAGCGAACAGGATGCCCGCGACTGGATCTGCGCCGCCTGCGGAATAGAGAGCCGCGCGGAACTCGACCACGACACCGCCGCGGCTGCTGTTTTCACCAACATCTGTCTGCGTTACCGGAACTGGAAAAGGAGAGCCCAGCAATGAACACCTACTTTGGACTGCTAGCCGAGTTCGATGGCCGGGGCGAGCTGCCGCTCGATGAGGTTGCGCCGCGCTACTTCGGCATCAGCGCCCGCACCGCCAGCGCTAGAGCCGGGGCCCAGGCCCTGCCGGTACCCACCTACCGCGCCGGCGACTCCCAGAAGTCGCCCTGGCTGGTCAGCGCCGTGGATCTGGCCAAGTACCTGGACGATAGGAAGGCGGAGGCGCATGAGATGTGGCAACGGGTCAATGCGTGAGGCTAGTAGATGCGCTTCGGAGGGCTAAGGTAGGCTTAGCCTTTCAGACCAGCCAGGAGAGGTCTCCT